GTTTTTCAACTTGTTAAACACGCATTAGCCAGGCTTGCAGTATGCAGGACGCTCACGATTTGGCTACTACGTTGTTCCCCACCCGTAGGGTGGGTACAGCCCCTCGCCGTTGGCTTGGGGCGCTAGGGTTGCTCCTTACAAAGGTAGTGACCTGCGTCTGGTGGATTGCTAGCAACTCCTGTCCTATCACCTTCAGGGGTTGCTGTGACTGCATGAGGATTTACTTGTACCCATGCGGTTCCGCCTTCTACTCCGGTTCGTGTTATATATTCGCGAACCTTAACCGCCGTCGGAGATACCTTTACAGGTTCTTCTACGCGCCCGTGTTGCGGTCGTATTTACTCGACTGCGTCACGCACCGATACCCCCGGGATGCCATAGATAAGGCACGCCGCGTGGAATTCGATTTAGAGGTCGGAGTGACTAACTCATTGCACACCCACCCCTTTGCTCAGGCAGCACGCGTTGCTGCACTGAACACGATCGAAAACTACGCTAAGGCACTGGGTGTAGGCGTGTACTCTGTTAGCACCAGCAAGCGTGAAGATGCCCGCGGCTGGTCTGGGGAACGGTTGTATTATGGAGTGAAGGACTTACAGCAATCGGCGCGCATAGATGCGCGCGCGGATGAGCAGCTAGAGGCGCACGTGGACACGGACTATTATGAGCCGTTTGAAGACTTATTTTCAGTTACTGGGGTGAAAGCGATATATACCATCATCCCAGACGCGGTGGCTGGCAAGGGCCTAGATTCTTATTGGTACATTGATGAAGACTCTGTGTACAATGAGCAAATCTGTGGCGCTGCACCGTACCGTCACCGTATCTGGAATTATAGGTCGGACGTCATGATGGTTGAGCATACATTCTCATGCACACTTTATGATGTGCACCTTGTCCCGGGCCCCATGAATCGCGCTATAGTGATCGCTGCTCCATCCTTCACCACTTATGTTCCGCCATTCCTTATGCGTTGGATGTATAACTATCCGACGCTGGATCGCGTGGAAACCGTGGCCACGCCTGACGGTTACGTTGCGCTAACGATCGCACGTGAACGTGAGGTGTTCGTCAGCATCCGCCGTAAAGAACCAACCGGCGATTGCGTGACGATCCCGCTCTCGGCGTATTGCGCCGCGCGAGATCATAAGGCCACCACCGCGTACCCAGGCGTACAGGGTATTAAGAATATCCTCGAACATTGCGACGCGAAAGTTACCACCCCGGACCTCTATACACTTGTGGGGTTCCTTGGGTGGCCCACGGAGCTCGGTGATGTAGTGAACTATACACGCAGCACCGACCCCGTGGATCCGGGCAGGCCTTTTGCTCGATTGCTCGCTCCCCCACTCGTACCACCTGCGGGGGCACCCACTATCCATGACGCCAATACCGAGTCGTCGATCGCGAACCGTGTAGAGAAGGTGGTGAACAATGTCACACCACCCAAGAAATACTACGGTTTCGCGACGGAATTCAACAAGATGTTGATGCCCGACGACATGGAAAAGCTTGTACCTCTGACGCGCGATGACGCCATCAGGGAGTTGATCAAAGATAACAACTCCAAACTGATGAAGTATCTGCGTGAACAGAAGAGCCTCACCTCGTACACGCTGCCGGCCGTCATGGCATTCATCAAGAAAGAGGTGAATGCAGGGGCGAGCAAGAAGGGCAAGGAATCTCGCTTGATATTTCCGCTGGACCTCGAGACGTTGATACAGACGGCTCGATTTATCGTCCCACTCAAGAATTACATGCTTGCGCGCTCAAGGGCGGGCAAGGGGTACACTTGCGTCGGAATGAAACCCGCGGAGGTTGCACAACGCGTTCACGAGTTCGCGTCGAAGGTTGATACGGTTGATCAGACCGATTTTACCAGCATGGATGGAACACACTCGCAATTCACGAACAACAACTATTTGTATATGTTGCGTCGTGCATTCAAGGGTGAACACCATCGTCAGCTGGCTAAGGCCTTTGAACGCAATTATAGCCGTGACGTGAAGCACCCAACGTCAGCGAGGACTGGGGCCTTAACCCATAAGTCCAAACGGTTCAACTCTGGGGAGATGAATATGAGTGGTAAAGCCGACACCACCGAGCAGAACAACTGGCCAAACGCGTTTGTTGATTACTGCTCGATGCGCAATGCCGGCGTGCCGCCAGATGAGGCTTTCACCAAGATCGGTCCAAAATTCGGGGACGACGGTCTTGGCGATGGAAAGTACGATCGAGCTACCGCTGCTAAGGACCTTGGATTCATCTTGAAATCTGAGGTCACGCGTAGCGATGAGCCCATCGCTTTCCTTTCGCGCGTGTATCCAAACGCACGTGCCTCACTCACCTCCATTGCTGAACCTCTTCGCGCTTTGGCGAAGATCCCCGTCGGCACACATTCACACGGTCCGTCGTTCGATAAGACTGACCTTTCGAATCGTGTCCATGGCTATCTAGCCACCGATGCTAAGTCTCCGCTCATCAAGGAGTACTGCAATGCATTGGTTCGGGTTCTTTCGCTGCCAAAGCCGAAGCTGGACAAGGCTGATAGAGATATCGTCTACCGTGTGAACAGTGGACCGTATCCCTACGATGACGCTCTTGAAGCGGATTGCGTCAACGTAGTCGCCGAACGACTTCGCGTTAGCATTACTGATGTTGAGGGCGCGCGTACCGCCCTCAACAACGCGAAGACGATAGAAGACCTGTCGAAGATACGCTTAATAGAACCCGACAGGCTCGCACCCGGTGTGTTGGCCGTGAGCCCAGCACCCGGATGCGACCGCTAGACGCTTTGCGGCAGGAAGACCGTTGGTTGGTTGGTTGGACCCAATAACCAAGATGGTTAAGAATGCTAAGAAGGCCAAGCCAGTAAAGGCACAGGCCAAGCGCAATGCTGTTGTAGATGTTGTTGATACCGTGACGCGTGCGTTGCCTAAAGGCACGTTCCGCACCGCGGGTGCCGCCCTTGGGTCGCCATTTGGCCCTATGGGTAGCCTTGTCGGTGGCATGCTGGGTAGTGGCCTCGCCACTATAACAGGTCGTGGTGATTATACTGTCACGACCAATTCACTGGCCAAGGAGGGTGGTGCGTTAACAAGCCTCATCCCTTCGTTTAACACTAGCGGTAACACGCGTAATGTGCGTGTTTCTCATCGCGAGTGCTTTGGTACAGTGGTCGCGCCAGCCACCCCCGCCAACTTCAACAACCTCGACTATGTAATCAACCCCTCCAATGCCTCTATGTTTCCATGGCTGTCTGCACTTGCTAGGAACTATGAGAAGTATCGCCTGCATGGCGCGGTTATTTACTATGAGTCGAGCTCATCTGATTATGCCTCTAATACTGCCATGGGGACTGTTATTCTCGCCACGAACTATAACTCCGCTGAGAGGCCTTGGGTCGATGACATAAGCATGTTGAATGCTGAGTTTTCGGTTGGTTCAAAACCCTCGGTTAATCAAGCACATCCTTTGGAGTGCAAAGCGGAGCTCGGGGCGAGCGGTTTCCTCTATGTACGTGATCTTGCTGCTAACCAGACAGGACTCACTGTTGATCCACGGCTGTACGACGTTGGACGTTTCCAAGTCGCCACTAAGGGCTTGACTGCACCTGCAGGCACTGAGCTCGGCAGGCTTTGGATAACGTATGACATCGAATTAGTAAGACCGTTGATGTCGCCATCCGGATCCATGCTTAACGGCGCGGGTACGGTTATCGGCTCCGACCTTACCACGGTCGGCGCTGGCGCGACAGGACAAACAGTGACTGCTGTCGGGACCCCGTTTTGGGA